GGGGAGAAGTCCACATAACCGCCATGCCAGACATTTCCAGTTTTGGCACATAATCAGCCTGCACATGGATACCGGTGCCATAGATCACACCCTTGCTGGCGATCTGACGAAGGGTAAAGCCGGTTTTTATATTGCCACCTTGGAGAAAGAACGTCCCTTTGGTTGTGCCTATATAAAGACCATCAGTGACCCTGCGGATCATTGTTACCTCATCAGGAAACCCGGCCACCCTGTTTTTACGAAGATCCATGTGCGCTATATCAAATGTCTTAGTGCAATACACCCAACCGTCAATTGCGAAATACAGGGCACCGTTATAGAACTCCAGGCATTTTGCTGCTGGCGTTGCCGTCTTGTAAACATCCTCTCCAAACTTCAAGGCAGCATGATCCTCAATAGCCTGGTCAGTATTCAGAACATCCGTGGAATCAAACAACTGAATATAGTCTCTGACAATGGCCCCTATGATCAAGCCATCTGAAAACACAACAATATCATTTACTCGACAAAACTCAGTTACCGCCTGCATTACCGGTACCGGCCCCTCTAGCTGGACATCCGGTATTTCCGGAGTACCACCAAGAGCAGTCAGATTTACTCCGTCAAAGCTATGCACACCACCATCAAATATGCAGTAGGCAGAGGCATTATCACTCCAGCCAGAAGTGGCATATTCGGCAATAACCGGCAGATTCGTTTCCGGATCAAGCTCAATAACCGTTCCTAGATCAAGAGCGGTGCAGCCAAACCGTAACGACAACGATCCATCATCACCACAGTCACAATTGACAATATCCGGATGCTGCCCATACTGGCTGCTCTTTGGATTCAGGCAGTTAATCTGCGTTGGATCTGCTATGTTGTTCATTCCGGTGAATCGTATGTTTGCCATTACTCATATTCCTCAAAATCCTGAGAATCTTCCCAAACCTCATCAATGGCCGCCCGCTTAGGCCCAAACTCCCGCTCAAACTCCGCCTCTGCCTTTAACGCCTTTTTCAGATCATATAGTTCGGTATCTTCGATGTTACGCAGTTTGGCAACAACGTAATGCACCAGGGCCGCATGATACTGTTGTGGGATCTCCGGCACATCATCCGACCCGGCCAGATCCGCCAGCGGCAACCTGACAACCACCAGATTAAGCGAATCAGCAACAGCAGGTCTGCGATACAGGAATATCTTTTTACTGGCTCCGGTTTCATAATCAGCTACATAGCTATCGGTTGAACCGGTGTGAGTCTCCCAACCCGCATGCATGTCATCCATGTCAGCCACAAATTTTCGATTAAGCGGCTGCGATCTGCTGGCAAGATATACCCGGCGGATCTTGATTATTCTGGAATCCAGGGTAATAATAGGGGTATCCGGCTCAACCACATAACTGCAAACAGCTGCCGTGGATCTGTCAACAATCAGCCTTGCCCGGCGGCAGGCTTCATGAATCGCCTCGTTGAAATACATCAACCCAATCGCTTCAGGCAGCAGCTGGTTCTTGTCCTGTGACGCCTCAGTGTCACCAAGGGCGAACCGGGCTAACTTCAATAACTGGCCAAATGTCATTTTTTCTTACCAGCCTTTCTGATTCTGTCCATGGCTGCCCAAATATCAGCAGCAGAAATGTTTTGCATGCAGACTGCTGCGCGGGTATCCGGATCACCGGGGCAAAACTCCCGTGTATAATGCATCCGGTGACACGGGTAACACTCACAACCAAGAGGCGTCAGCGTCTGCGTGTTGTACCAGTATTGGCTCAGATTCTTTTTGGAGCTGTGCGAGAGCATGATGATCTTGCCGTTTGGCTCATGGGCCACACTGTTCAGCACACCGGTTTCCGGACCGATCACAATATCAACCGCCTGCGCCAGCGCCAAGGTTTCGCGGATCTCCAGCCTACCCGACATACAGACTACTCGCGGCTCCAGATCCCAACCCTGCTCCAACACCTGACAAACATGATCACCGACCAGGATCACCTGAGCGTCCGGCCAGTCAAGCATAATCCGGGCAATAACTGCATCCATGTGCGGCGTGAATTTGTGATGTGACGATCCGGCCAGCGACCAGAGAATAGTGTACTTGCCGTTTATCAGTTCCTGCGCCCTGGCCTTTTCCTCAGCTGTTGGATAAAACATCTTGCACGGCTTAAAATCCACCCCGGCCAGTTCCGCTGTCCAGTCAAAATAGTTCTTGTTCATCATCCTGTGACGGACTTCAGGCGGCCAGGCGTGGTTAGGGCGGCCAGGTATGGCCAGCAAGGTACCCTCAATGGATTCCGACAGGTTTATAAACCGATCAAACCCCTTTGCCTGCTCCCTCCAGAAATCACCCAGCTCGGCATTAGGCACCTGATCCTTATCCTGGATATACCAATCATCGACATTCGGATCATGCCTGAGAATAGTCTGACCAGCTGGCGTGGTCATAACTGTTACATGATAACCCTCACTTTTCAGGGCCGGTAATATGGTTGCAGCCTGCAACATATCCCCGAAACCGCCATACCTGACAACACAGGCTTTTTTACCAACACCGTGTAACTGATTCTTTTCGGCTGCTGTTATTGTTGCGCAATCCGCATCAGTGCCGTCATCGGTTTTTAACTTCTGATACACCTCAAACAGACTATACTCGTTATCATCCGCCCGCTCCTGGCACTCCAGCTGCATGAACCAGTACGGCGAATCATCAAGCATTGTCGCAATATCACCAGGATAAATGTCGTGCTTGTGGTCAGGATTCGCGCCATCCTCTCCGCATTTCGGATAAAGATTTGCAGACGGCACATACAGGCAAAGAAAACCACCGGGCTTGATCACCCTGGCCCACTCGTTCAAAGCCTCCTGCATATCTTCCATGTGTTCCAGGACATGACTGGAAAACAGTGCATCAAATGACTCATCAGCAAATAGGGATAGGCTGGCCGCATCGCCAACGATGTCAGCCGCCCCCCTGCCAAAGTGATGACCTGAATCATAGCCAATGAAGTGAGGAAACGCCTTTTCCGTACCACAGCCAACTTCCAATACCCTGCCCCGTGTATACTTCGGCAAGAGATATTTGATCTTTCTCGACTCAAAACCCTGCGGCGCTTCTTTACTCCATGCCATTATTCACCACCCTGTTGAGCATTATCCAAATCGGAAGCCAGCGAGAAATCTTCACCAGATCCACCCGCCGGATCCGGATCACTCTCGTTGCCAGTATTCTCAGCAGGAGACTCATCCAATCCACCGGTCAGATCCGCGCCAGTCTGATCCTCATCATTGCCCGGCTCTTCTACCACAACAACACCCTCCGGCAGTATTTCCAGACCGGCAGCGTTGAAATAAATACCATTCTGTTCATAGACAGCGCCATTGCTGCTGCCATACACTTCGCCATAAGGCTTGTCACGGTTCAGCTTCTTGCGACTGGTTGCACCAGTAGTGCTTTTATTGGCCGCACCTTCAGCCCCTTTTCCAGATTTAGCACTCGCCATCGTTACATCCCCCGCCCGGCTCACAGGGCATCATAAAATCACCCTTTGGCTGACCATTGATCTTGTTGGTGGCGCCACCAGACAGATCCGCACCATAATTGTCATTTACGCCTGTCCCTGTCCCTTTGTCCGGGAGTCCACCCCCGGTTTCACTCTTAGCTCTTTCAGCCATGATCCTTCTCCTTTTACAGATAGTTATATGGGTACTCAGCCGGTACGGCCTTATCAAAACATGTATTCAGATGTTGCAGTGAAGAGTTGTAACGCTGGATCAGATCACTGTTTTCGTTGACAGTGGCCACCAGGGTTTCCAGGGCCGCCCGATAATTGGTAATAGCTTCCTGCATTGCCTGCCTTGACTCTGTATCCAGATAACCAGCCAGACGCATCAATCTATCCCACTCATCATCATCCGGAATCACTCCGGTTCTGTTTGTCTCCTGGCAAAAGGTATGCAGGATCTTGCCAAAGAGGTTGCCACGGATATACCTGAAGAAATCGTCACTGACAGCTGTCGGCATAACACCGTAAGCTGCAAGCCGATCCAGACCCAACACCAGTTTGTTGTACCGCTGCACCATACGCTCGGCCTGCCAGCGCTGGACAGTTTCCGGCGTCTGCTGCTGATCCTGTAACTCGACTGCGGCAATATCCAGGTAGGCACACTTCTTGTCATGCAACGCTTCCAGCAAAACCAGCGACTGAGAAAAGGCGCTTTCGGTGTATACGCGATAATGCCTTGACTCATACCCTTCACGAATACGCTGGCGGCGTACTATGTTGCACGACATAAAACCTGTTACTTCCAGGAAACCCATACCATTAGCCAGGCCCAGCAGAGTGTCCACAAAGATCTTGCGCGTCCCTTCGGTTCTGGCGCTTTCCGCCACCCTGACAAAATGCAGGCCAAGTTCCTCGGCACGGGTATTCAGGAAGTCCAGTATTGCCATCAGAACACCCGGAATTAGTAGATCATCATCACCCATCATCCAGATCCATTCAGTTTCAGGATGCAACACGGCGAGCTTAAGACTGTCCGGCGTGACTTCTACCGGAGAATTGACAATACTGACAATCCCGGCATACCTCTGCTGCATGCCCTCCAGGTATTCTGCCGTGCCATCAGAGCCATGATTAAATACATGGATCTTCACTCGGTTATAGTGTGGTGAGTTTGGTGGTATAGCCACAATGCCGGTCAACAAAGAGTGTAGGCAGCGCTTCAGTCTCTCCAGACGATTAAATGTAGGTATCGCAAAAGTCAGCATCGTTACTCCATGATATTTATTAGCTGGGAGGCTTAAACCCGGAGCCTCCCGCAACGCCTCTGCCGGGCCATCATTGGCGGTTATCAGCCAGCCGAATCCCATTTAACGATTCGGGCATTTGCCACGCCGGGCTGAGTCAGTGCAAAACCTTCCAGCGCATACCAGGCAATACCTCTGGAACGGCCATAATCCCCAGGGATCTTGCCACGGATCTCTTCAGGAATCGCAACACCTTCCGCAACTGTGTCCTCACCAAAGAAATAACACCAGTTCGACTTGCCATTAGCATAGGTGCCCTTGGCAATACCGGTCTGCTCGGCAAAACGGACACCCTCATAACGTCCAATTTCACCGTTAAGGATCATGCCGAAACCCTGCTGGGTATACTGGTGAACGCTCTCAAGATCATTTTTGAACTTGCGCAGCGTTGACGGATGAGCAACAGCCATATAGTCATCACCGAGATAACCAGGAATATTCCGTTCTTTCATCAGATCGGAAATAGACTTGACGTGATCCTTACCCAGCTGGACATTGTTGGTCAGTGTCGCAGTACCATTGGTGGTAAGGGTAATCGCGGTGGTATCGGTGCCACCAGTAGGCACAACCCGCAGCGGAGTGGCATTGAACTGGCCATGGGCAGCAATATCAAATGCCTTGACAGCATCATTCTTGAGAACCTTCTTAATGATGTCAGTTACCGGCTGCTCGGACAGATTATCCAGCAGACCGGTGTAAGGAACACTGTTACCAAACTCAACGATGGTCATGGTGCCCTGAGAAACAGTAAAGTTTGTTTCCGGCATGGTGTTGGTTTCAACCAGGGTGGTGCCCTGTGTTACCACATCGGAATAAACGTCCCAATGAAAGAGCTGGCCTTTATTCAGACCAACAGCGCCCTCTTTGATATCGCAAAACTGACGGAACTTGGTAAGCGGCTGCACAGCCATCCGCAGTTTCTTGGAAAGGTTCGGAGCGAACATGTATCCGCCCAAAGAATTTGTTACCCACAATTGTCCAGCCATGATATTCCTCCTGATCGCGTCAGGCTTGGCCCCGGAGCCGTTTCATCTCAGCAACAACAGATGATGTCGATGTATCTTCATTACCCTGGTCATTGAGATTGACACGCCCGGTAGCAGACCTGATCGTGTCGTATGTTTGTTTTCGTTCCTGTCGAGAAACGTTGTTGTTATTGTTGTTGCCGGTCAATCCGGCCACAAACTCCCGCACATCCGATACTGCCTTTTGTGTTGCGTCTTTAGGAAACATTCCGGCCTCAATGGCAGCATCAAACTTGGCATTAACCATGGCCGCCAGTGTCGGGTTATTATTGAGATCCGCATGATTCTTCATGAAATCCTGCTGGGCCTCAGTAAACTCACGGTCAAACTCCTTCTGTCGGAGTACCAGTTCAACCGCTTCATTCACCCTGTTCTCGTCAATCACAGATTCAGCCTGCTTTACAGAAGATCCCAGCAATTTTGCCAGTTCTTCAACAGCTGTTTCCGTGTCTCCGATCTCAATAGAGTTCACGACATTGAATAATCCGGCCCGCATATCTTCGTCCGTATCCACGGATGGAAGCGCAGTGTCCTGATCATCAACAAACGCTTTACCTTCAAGGGCTTTCTCCCTGGCCTCTACTTCCTGCAACCGCAACGCGGCCTCTTTCAACCGCTTATCTGCCGTAGCGACTTTCTGGTAGTTCTTCACCACCTCGGAAACGGGCAGCTCCATTTCCTCACCATCGACTTTTACCTGCACTTTCGGCTCAACATCCTGCTGTACCGCTGCCGGAGTCTGTCCTGATTCCTGCCGCCCCTCTTCAGGGGTAGGCTCTTCAGGCAGCCCATAAGCCTGGCGATAGTCTGCGTTCTGTTTTTCCACCGCCTCCATATTGACCTGTTCGATCCTGGCCAATGCTTCCTCGCGTGGAGTTAATTGCCGTGTTTCAGGCGTCTGCTCATTACCGCCACCATTACCAGATTCGTTCTGCACGTCCTGTTGGATAGTGCTATCCTGGTTATCAAATTTCATATTATTCCTCTCCATTCGCTGTTTTTTCGGCCTGCTGGCCTTCACTGATTATGTCATTCAGATACTGTAGAAACATGATAGGCAACTTGGCCCGGTTCTGGATCTCCCGGATCTTCTTATTATCAAACGGATCCGCCTCAAGTAATTCACTCATGGCATCATCGTGATCAATCTCCATCCTGCGTATAAGCTCGGCGCCTAATTGCGATTCCAGGAAACGCTCTCCGGCAATCCCCAGCTCCACCTGTTTCAATAGATCCCTGTCCCTTGGAGACATATCCCTTATATCGTCCACACTCATGCAACCACCCCGTCAAGCCGTTCCGTTTCTATCCCTTCCATCATCCCCTCGCCCGGCCCTTCTGGGCGGCCTGGATACATTGGGCTGGTATTCTGCGGTAAATCCACTGCTGCTGTTGCAGGCGCAACCGGTTGAGGATATAAAGGCGCCTCGTTCTGATCCACAAAACCAACACTCTTGGCAATCTCATCAGCAATCGTCACAACTCCGGGCACCGTGGCTGCAACCTGGCCGGTCTGGATCGCGCTGTATAAAGTTTCAACCCGCTTAACCATGGCCTCAACCTGTTTGACAGCTGAGTTAGCCCTGATCTGCTCAATCTCGGCCTCCAGTTTCTTCACGGTCAGCTCCTTCACCGGATCCGTTGCCGCCTCTTTCGCCAGATCAAAGAACCTGAGTCCGTCACGGTAGCCCAGCTTGCCAAACAGCTCCTTGATAACTTCCTCGTCCTTGAGCTTCTGCACCAGTTCCGGTTTGAACTTGGATAACCCGGTCAGGCCATAAATAAACCTCTCTGCCTGGATCTGCGGGTTTGTATTGTTCATACCGACATTTACCCACAGGACAACATCCTGCATCAGCAACGCCTCGGTAATCTCAGGAATCCCGGCCCGCTGTGCTGCCATTGACAATATATCGGCATCGGTTTCATACTCTCGCACCGTGGCAATCAACAGTCTCAGAAACGGCTCGACAAAGGTTTCCACAAACGTCCTGAGCTGGTAGTCACTTACCTGGTTGCCATTACTGGCCAGTATGTTCATGCCGCCAACAGTTTCGTTCAGGTTACGGTTACTGGCCACACTGGAACCGGAGAAGCCACCGGCCAGATCATCAAACTCGGCATTAAGCCTGTCCTGCTCGGCATAACTGGATGCGGTAATATCGTTTGTCTCCAGCACCTTGATATCTTCATGATCGCCAACCATAGTCACACTACCGGCAACATTCCGGGTCAGGCTCCTGAGATCCACCTGCTTATTACGCTTGGCGGTATATCGTTTCTGCAAAACCAGCTTGATATTCTCCAGGCGTTGATTAGCCAGGTCATTCATCTCGGTGACATACGGCTTGGTAATCTGACATAGAGACGATGTGTAAACCTTGTGGGCCTCAATAATGCAGCTGCCAATCACAAACGGTCTTTGGCCGTGGAAATATCTTTTATTCAGCGGCACCGGATCTGTCAGCAGATGTTCTGTTCCCAAGGTGAAATAAACAAAATCCTCGCCATCCTCATCAACAATAACCTCATGCACCCATACAATAGTGTAATCAGTAACCGCACCGCCCTGATCCTTGCTATCTGCCCGGCCCTCGCGTGTCTGGCGGGTACTGTCATTGTTGTTAGTTCTGGCCGACAATATCTTGGCTTCGTCACAGGCCCGCCACTTGCCGCTATTCATCCGCTCCTTGACATCCTTCACATACATCGGAATCAGATAAATCAGGTATGGTGAGGAATTAACCGGGTCAACCCAATCAGCAGCAGGGTCAATCCTTAGATTCTCAACTGGTATCAGCGCGCCCCTTGGCCGATCAATACGCTTTGATTCGTTTATCTCCCATTCGATCTTGGCAGCAACCACGCCATTGCTCATAGCCTCCTGGTAGCCACCCATACAGGTCTGGAACCAGGGTATTGACTTGTTGCTTGTACTGGACAAGCGGATCTGCAACAGCTCTTTATAAAGCGCAGCCGAATCCCTATGCAGCTCCTGCCTGTCATCTACCGGCTCAATATTGACAACATCCACTGTGGCAAACAACGCATTGGCTGCTGTAGCTTCATGCTTCCTGATACTGGTTCTGGTCTTTGGCCTGAAGGTCTTGGCTTTCAGCCGGTATGCTTCAGTCAGATACTTGGATCCAACAGAGTGCTGGCCGTTAAACATCCTGATACTGTCCTCAACCACTGGACGCACATACGCATCAAAATAACTGGTTGACTTGTTGTAGGCATTACGGGCCAGATCCAACCAATGCCCGGCATTCGGGATATCTTCATCAGATCCCTGTGCCTGGTTATCTTCATACATCTCATCCATTAGCTCTGATACCTCACGTTTCCTGCTGCATCAGTAGGCAACATATTAATCTGCTCAATATTGCACACCCCACGGCTGACACCATGCCGCTCCAGCAACTCACCGCCATACTGCATTGCCAGGCGCTCCAGTTCAGACGAACTGGCATAACCACCCATACTGATCCGGCAGCCCATCTTGCCATTCAGATCCAGGTTACGAATATCAATGAACCCTTTGCGTCGGTCAGCCTCAATCAGCCATTCGTGGCCTGGGTAATGCCGCTGCAAAACAGTTCCAACCAACTCGCATATCTGCTGATCAACCGGATCAACAATCAAACCATCCATCAATTCCCCCAAACGACAAAATCCCGCACCAACGCCTATTGACGTTAATGCGGGATCTGGTCACTCCGGCTGTGCCGGTAATCAGCGTATCCGCTGGGTTATTAGTATTTGACAGGTAGCGGGCTTTTTCGCATGCCAGCTATTACACTAACAGAGGCCCGACTTACACCTGTCAATCTTATATCGGATCTTTTTCAATCCTCTTGCTACCGATCAATCCACCCTGGTTAAACACCAGTTCCAGACTCCCGGTAAAGTTATCCGTAATTATGGCGGATGATTTCAATAAGTCAATAATTTTTTTACGTGGCGTCTTTTCGTCTGCCAGCTGGGCCTTGCGGCGTATGATATCAGGTCTTGCTTCAGACATTACTCAACCTCTGGCTCGGTTTCTTGTTGTACCAGTAACCTCTTGTCACAACGCCACAACCATTCAGCTTCTGAATATAAGGCTTTGATTGATACCGGCAGCGCTTCATACTCTCTATTCCGTGACGTTTGGCCGGTATGGATCTGAAGGTTGAACAAACTTTCTTCCATTACTGAACTCATAGGCGGGTTTTTCCTCATCGCTGGGATCTATCTGCTGCACAATCTCACTGATAAGCTGACTTGTTTCAGCCATGACAACACCCTCCAGTTTTAACTTCACGCCCTTGAGTCATCTGCATGACAGGAACGCGGTCTTGACTTTTCATTACGATCACGCAAACCAACCGGGAAGAATCGTAATTACTTCGCTATCACCCAGGAGTAAACCCTTCCCGGCCCCCACAATTATTCAACTTCTGGCTCTGTTGCCGCATATATTTCAGGAGTCATTAGCACAGGTGCATCATAATCCATGTCATAGATCCTGCTGCAAGCATCAATCAGGTCATCCGGGAAGTTACTGCTGGGGAAATTCAGAAACTCCCGCACGAACCGCTCAACCATCGAATACAGATTGCCATCCTGATCTTTGTATTTCGGCACCTGGAATATCCTGTATCCCTGGCCGGACTCCCGCATCTTGATCTGGTTGGCTGTCTCTTCCTGCACAACACGCGGCAGATAGAACCGGCCTTGCACAAAATCAGGCACAAGCCGCTGCACCCTGTCCGGCTTGCTCTGGCCGCTATCCCTTGACCAGTTCAGTTCTTTTATTTCAAAAACGTCACGGTCAAGCTCCATCTGTTCCTGGAAGTATTCCATATCAGACTGCATGCCATAACGCTCATAACCGACAAACACACCCTGAACACCAGTGGCGCCCCGCCACTTCCTTCGCAATCCTTTAAGGGCCAGCCACCGTTCCCTTAAATTCATCTTGTGATTGTAGCCATCCAGCAGATATTTGTTCTTTGCTGAATCCACACCAATAACAGCCATGGCAGTATTGTCACTGGTTTTCTTCTTGCTGCTGGCTGGATCCGCCATGATATACACATTCAGCGTGGCCGGTTTGATATCCAGATACTTCAGCCAGGACTCGGTAAACATGCCGTTAATACTCTGGCGCACCTTCCAGTTACCACCCAACAACCGTTCCCGCTGCACCGAATCCAGGGCCATCAGGTTGGCGATGTATCCGGGATCCGCCTCCATCAGCTTTTTATTATCCTGGATCGTGGCTGGGATGAATGTCAGAGACTTCGGAATAACTGCCTGACCATACTTCTCTACCAGTTCCTCAGATGAGTTTCCCCATACAAGCTCGTCATTGATCCTGGCAAACCACCGGATAACTCCACCGCGCTCAGGATATGGAAACCCGGTATCCTGATTGATCCACCATGAAATCAGATCCGCCACCCAGCTATCGACATCCGGATTCGTTGTTGCCCTGATATATGGCCGGACACCGCACATAGACCTGTTTCGTGACAACATGTACCAGAACTGATTTGAACTGAAATGGGTAAGCTCGTCAAAGGCAATGAACGGGATTTGCGAACCCTGCCAATTAAGTACCGTGCTTTCATTCTCCAGGTGAGAGAACTTTACCTTGCCACCCTTCAGCCAAGTCCATTCCATGATATTGGAAACCGGAACCCCGCCAGCCAGAGGGTAGAGCTTCATTGACTCGTCCCACAATCCGCCAGGGTTTTTAACCTGTACCGCATTACGCCTGAAATATACCGCGCTGAACTCCGGGTTACGGGTAACGTGTCGGAGCGCTTCGATCAATATTGCCCAGGATTTGCCACCGCCTGCTGCTCCACCATAGATAGCAATATCTGCTGAAGAGGACAGGAACATCTCTTGTGGGCCTGCCTGCGGCTTGATCTCAACCATTAATCCCTTCCATTGCTAGGGATATAAAAACTTACCGACACCGGCCCGCCATCACTGCCGGTCAATTCCATCTTCTGCTTATCAAGTCCCAAGATCCTTGCCACTGAATCAGCGCTCTTTGCTTTACTGGCAACAGCCGGTAACATCACCACGCCATATTCCTTGGAAAAGGTTGAATCAAGATCCACAATAGCCGCCAGATCATCAGGCAACTGGTGGATAGGTATACGCCTGCCATCAGCATCAAAGAACTTTCTGCGATCCGTTTTTAACACCCGGCCATGAAACTCCATCACGTCATCCTGAGTAACTGCCCACTTTTTGCGTAATTCTTCCCGGATCTCAGCAATACGGGCCTGCACCTTGTCCGACCTTAACAGGCGAGATGCTGAAGAATCCGCAACAGAATCACTTACTTCCGGGTTTATCATCTCCTTGTATGCTGCCCT